AATTTTAAGATCAATAGGTGATTCAATATAAAATGTATCAATTATAAAATTTGTATTATCTACATTGATCCTATTATCCTCATTCCTAATCTCACTATTATAAACTTTTAAAGACAAATCTATATCTGATAAAAATGCTAATACTCTTACAATGGGGGTTACACGTTTATTATCATCATCATTTAAAGCATTATAATCTATTATATTAAAGGTTTTGCCATTTCGGTTTGTAACACTACGTATAGCAAGAGAATGTTCGAATGATATTAAAAGTGTTGAATATTTAGACAAAATAGATGCGACATGTCTTATAAAAGCAAATTCTAAAGCAACTACATTATTATTAATGCTTCTATAATTTTCTATTAACTCATTTATTTTTTCAACCTCGGTTCTAAAATGTTCATCGGATTGACTACCTTCATAATTAACTATATTAATTTCTTTTATTTTATTTGTAAAATTATCCAAAGTCGATGACATATAATATATTTTTAGATATTTAAATTATATACCTGAAATTATACAAACATCACATATAACAATAGAGTTAAAAATATAATAAATGGCAACAATACTAAATACCACGCCAAATATGTAGATATTTTATGACAAATAATATTCAAGATCCATGTCCAAAATAATACTACGACCAATTTTATTATAAAAATAGTATACATGCTTACATGTATTTTGCATGAAAAATCACCTAAACAATACACATCTACATTCATAATATTATTGTAAAACATCATTACCATTGTAAATAATGAAATGGCTAAATACACAATTGCGGGAGTACATAAATCTCTTAATCCAACAACAGACATTTCTCAAAATATACTATATAACTACTATATAATATATTTTGTCAAATATGTAAAATGTCATTTTATACCATAGTATTAGTTGGAATTAACTCAAATGTGGGGTCACTGTTCATAAATCCCGCAAATCCTAGACCGCCCTTTATTTTCTTCTGTTTTCTTTTCGATTTTGTTCTTCGCGATTTTCTTTTCGATTTTTTTCCTCCAGATAAACGCGATGCCACTTGAGCATACTGTGGATTTTGCGATTCGTCTTTCCCCCCATAAAATGAACGTAATGGAACTCCATTCAAACTGGCGGGTTCCCCTCCACATGAGGAGCCTCCCTTAAAAAAAGAAAAAGGGGAAGGTGCTGATGTGGAGGATGTGGATGGTGCATCAGTTCCTCCAGAACATCCACATCCTCCACCCCTCATTTTTTTAGACTTTGTACTTTTGTTGGATTTTTTCATGTATGAATATATATTAATATAATATTTTTATAATTTTATAAAAGTTATTCAATATCCACATGCGTCAACATATGTCTGCGACAACATACATTTGTCAATCTTAAATTATCTAAAACAACCCCCTCATGGGTCTTTGTCATTTTATTTTTAGTAAAATAGGTTACTTTATTCATATTTACTTGCGAATCCGAGGATTCTTCCAACTCCTGTTTTTTCATTTTACGGACTTCATTTTGAAAGAATCTGTATTTATCCGCTAAAACATTACCGCATGTAAAACATTTAATAGGAATGATCATTTTTATCTTATAGAATGTAATATACTAATAACGAGAATTATATCTTTAATATATTTAATATTTTTAATTCAATTTTATAATACCAACACATATTATATACAATGCAATTAATGGAACGCAAACTAATACGTGTACTATTTATTCTTCTATCCATTATCATACTTTTAGTACTCGGATATTTTGTTACAGGTCAAAACCCTATGGAAAAATCGGAGAAAGACCTCCAAGAAAATTTTAAACCGAGCGCTACAACTTATGAAATCATTGATCTTTCCTATTCGATTCCACCAAGGGGAATTCCACAAGGATATTATTCAGTAGGAAATTCACGAATGGCACAATTGCCGTATAACAATTATGCAAGTTTAATGCCTGCTTCCAATACACCTCCTAGCGGATATTTTGTATTGGATACTAATGTAGGGCCACGTATTGCACAAATACCAAGTGGTTTTATATTAGATGCTACTGATACTTCAAACAAAACAATCCTACCTGTTACAAAGACTGCTACTTATGGTTTAAATCCAGATAAAATTAGCGGAACAGAACAAAAAGCAAAAGATTATTATAGTAGTAGTGTAAATGCACCTACTTATAAGACTAAACCAGAGTTAGCCGAAAAAAGTCAATATAAATTAAACGATTTTAATGTTCAATATCACGATAACATTAGCGATATGAATAGTAAAAATGGTATATATGACATTAGTTTTGCCAATATGTATGTATATGACAAAGACGGAAACCGCATTATTCTTCCACATTTTCTAAGTCAATCCTCGCCTACTTATTACCAACCCGGGTCATTTATATTTGGTTCATCTGGATATGTACCCAATTATGAAGACAGTGTATATTTGAGTAAAACCACTGGATTAAGTACATTAAAAGCAGTTCAACCCGAATCTACATTGAAAGGTGGATTTTGTAGCCAATATGCAACAAATCCATTACAAATGGAACAAAAATGCAATTCGATTGACAACGTAACATGTGCATCTACCGATTGTTGTGTATTATTTGGTGGGTCGAAATGCGTTTCTGGAAACGATAAAGGACCTTATATGAAATCGGTATTTACTGACCCTAGTGTAGTAAACAAAGATGTATATTATTTTAAAGGAAATTGTTACGGAAACTGCAATTAGAGAGTGCCTTATATAATATTTTATTTGATTGTATTGTATAAAATATTATATGTTTAATCCTTTCCCAATTTAATGGGTTTTCACATTCATATTTTCAAACCCATAATCTCCATCTGCTCCATTATTTTGAAATAAAGGTGCCACGCATTTCCAACCCAACCCTTCTATTATTTCGATGGATTCGCCACATAATAAAGCACCCTCATTATATTGCATATGTTGTAATTCAACCACCATATGATATGCATGGTTTAGGGTTTGAATACCCCCTTTTATAATATCTATTTCTGCACCTTGCACATCTATTTTTACAAAATCCGGAACAGGGAATCCCATTTTTTCTACAATACTATCCAACATTGCCGTTTTCATTTCAATATATTTATCTTTTGGAAAATACGACCCATTATCAAATCCAAGTTCTCTATAATATGAATTTCCACCTGGATGAATATCATTTTGATAAAATTTTACAACTACATCATCTTTATTTGATAATAGTCCAATGTAATAATCATAGTCATTTTCTTTATATAAAAATTCGACAGGTGCAAATGCATCAAATAATATATATTTTGCATCAGGCCATAATTTTTTTGCTTGATTTGTCCAATGTAACAGACAAGAACCAATATCATATATTACTTTAGGTTCAAATCCTTCCTTTTTTAATTTCACCAAATAATTAAAATGATTTTCTGGTAATGGATTTACATCATGTAAATTTCGTAAATGTTTTTGTAGTTGTAAATCATATTGGGTTTTTTCGGCTATTTCGAATGCTTCTAATTTCTCACACAATAATTTCGAAATATTTGTGTTTAAGAATTTTTCGCGAAGATTCAACCCCTTATTAATATACTCATTTCGTAGGTCTACATTGGCTTCCAATTCATGTATTCTGTTCAAATATTTTTCAAATACAATATAACCAAAGTTCAATTTTTGATGTCCTCTTTCCCAATAGACGAAATCATTAGGATCAATAATACCCTCACTGTCAATATAACACAATGCATCTCCAAATAATTCTTCATATACTGCCATACGTGGAACAATGACAACTACCCCATGCATGAGTGCCTCCAAAATAACATATCCAAATGTATCATAATGAATAATATGATAATCTTTATTTAACAGGGGGTAAATAAAATATTTGGCTTTGCACAATTCTTGCATGATGGCGTTTTTGGAAGATTCTTGAATTATAATTGTTTGTTCACTAGGATCGAATCTTTCCCCGGTGAACTCGTCATATGTTTTTGTAATTAATTTAAAATTCGGTAAGTATTTTACAATATCCATTGTATATTTTAAACCACGTTCAATACATGCGAAAAATGTAATATGATTTAATTTGTCTTCACTTTGAAATGGATGAATGTCCAGATCGGAAATTGAATTGTATAATAACATATTGTCATAGTCATTCAAAAAAGGTTGCATTTTTAAAATGTTCATTTTAGAGTTTTCACTAATATAGGCAAGTAATACTTTATTGCGAGGAATATTTGTAAAAAGTGAAAAATCATAGGACAATACAAGATTTGCAAGTTCATTATGTAATATAAAAATGGCTTTTTTATAATGTGTTATTTTGCTTAATAAAACCAAATCATTAATATAATTGGTAGCAATAATATAATCACAGGATTGTTCTGTAAAATTGTTTATATTTACATATTCAACGCCATTGCAAGTGTCTTCTTTTATATTATAGGTCGTGGATACAACAATACACTTATGATTTTGCATTACAAGTGCTTCTGCCAAATTCATAATTGCCGCATGTGTACCGGATACACCGCGGGTATTACGCGCTTCTGTGCCATTCCATTTCGGTAATGGGAGGGATTCTATAAATACAAATTTCATTATAATAAATATATTATAATGAAATATTTATATTATTATAATATATAATGTCATTAAAAAAAAAGCGTACAAAATTTTCATTAAAAGGTGGTAATACATATACTACAGATTATTTTAACGGATGGTTAGAATTACAAGGGTTTATGTTATTAAACAAAAACATAATATCAATTGATATGTACGACGATGAATTTAAAAAATTAACAAATGATGATTGTGAAAAAAAAACTAAAGATGAATGTCAAAAAGAAAGCGAATGTAAATATTCTGGTGATAATAATATGTGTGCTAATAAAAATAGATTTAAGGAATTAGAAGAAAAAACAACTTTATATGGTAAAAAAGGATATAAATTTGTTGTTCTTAAAAAATTTGAATATAGATATAATTCTATAAATTTTACTTTTACATGTGTATTTTTTTTACGTGAAACAAATAATGTTATATATGTTTCATTTAATGTATATGATGGTGATGGAATTCTTAATTTTATAGGGTTACCAGGTATTGAAATTTTTTTTAAAGCGATAATAAATGAACTCATAAATCAACGAGATAATAATACAAATATAAAAATAATATTATGTGGTCATTCATTAGGATGTAGTCTATCTCTTTATTTATATTATTTAATTAAACAAAATGAAACATTTAATAATATATGCGTCTTTGTTTCTGGTCAATATAATTGGATTCCTGAAAGTGAATCTAAACTTATTGAATTTTACAATAAAGAACATAAAAATATTTTTGTATTTATATATTCAAAACAACTATATAAAGAGGTTATAGTAGATGGCTATGTAAATGAAGTTCCGACTATACCGGTTACAAAAGATACACGTTTTTTTAAGTATGAAGATTTAATATATATATGCTTATTATATAAGAAGGTTTCTTTTGAAACAACCAATAAGAGTGATAAGAATATATTTCTAATTATCAATTCAATTGATAACTTTTCTAAAAATATTGATAACTTTTCTGATGATGAAAAAATAGTAATAATATATGTAGACAATTTAAATTTTTGGTATAGATATAAATATGTTTTGGAAAAAATTTTAATTCAAATAGATTCTTTAAACCATGTAAACAATGGTCCGGAATCGCCACTTGTAACAAATCAACTTAATGATTGGCAAAAAAGTGAGTTGGAAAAATATGGAAAAAAAATGTCAGATAGTGAGTTATTTATAGAATGATTATTCATTTTTCATTTCAAATAATTTTTACAATAAAAAAATATATTCCCCATTTTACACCATTAACACTTTACTTGTAAAAACCCAAATTAATAGGATTTCCAAATAAAGTTGGAAGTTTTCATAATATACTAACTAAATTATTACAAATTATAAATACTATATCCCTTTGTCGTTTTTTTTCGCAATGTCTTTGCAACAAGTGCTTCTGGGGCTTTTGCATAATGCAATTCATCGTGACATTTTTGACATATATTCATTAAATTTGCAGGATGGTTTTTATGAAACCCCTCAATGAACCCATCTTCATTTGCGCGTTTTTGTTCCTGCAAATGATGAACTTCTTCGCCTATATGAACATTGCATTTTTCACACAATCCTCTGATTTTCTTGGAATTATAAATGCTTTGTTTATTCGAAAGTTCTCCTTTTGTTTCTGGGAAATATTTATTTCGTATGGAATAGGCTCTTTCTAAAAAAGATTCTGGTAAATAGAGAGATTTACATACTTCCAACCCATACATCCGTGTTCCCGATCCTTCTTTTAACATGCGATCATATACCAAACAATCTTTTTCTCTATCATAAAATACAGACAAATGCATCATTTTCATACGACTTAATGCTTTGATTTCTTCATAATGAACTATTTCATGGAAATGGGTTGCGAAAATAAACGACGCATTTTTTTCATACAAATCCATCAATCCTGAAACAAAAATACTTAGAGCGGACTCGGTTTCTGTACCCGAACATAATTCATCGCCCAATATTAAACTATTTTCATGCGCCGTTTTTAATATAATACGCAATTCCGACATTTCCACTGCAAATGTGGAAAGACCCTTAAAAATATTATCATTTCCCAAAATACGCGAAAAAATAGAGGAATAGGGTTTATATTCGAATTTTGTGCATGGAACATACAATCCACTTTGTGCCATAACAATTGAAATTCCCAGCGCACGTATCATGCTAGTTTTGCCCACTGCATTTGTACCATACAATAAAATGCCATCTACTTCTTTTTCTGAATTTCCTAATGAAATGGAATTGGGAACATAAATTTCGTTTTGCTGAATATGTTCAATGAGACAATGTCGCAATTCGTGCGCATCTACAAATGATTTTGTGTGATTTGAATTTATAATTGGTTTGCAATAATTGTATTCTTTGGAAATATAGACTTTGCATTGGAGAACATCCAATTTACCTATATAAGTAATCAAATGTTCTAGTGGAGTTAGCCATTTTTTTTCAAATTGGGTTAATACATTTTGATATACATTGCAAATTTCTTCATTTATTTTATTTTTTAATACCAATAAATCTTTTGCTATTCTGGATAAAAGAGAACATTCGATTTCATCCATGGAGGCAGATGATGATGCAATTTTGAAATCTTTTATTGGTATAGAAACCCCATTTATTTTCAAATTCGGATCTTTTGAGTTTGCAATATCTGTAAATTTCTTTTTCAGTACAGTTGCCCGTTTTTTCGTAATTTGCAATGACAATCCCGATTTTTCGGTTTTATGTTCCTTTACATAATCTACATCTTGAGAACTTTCAGAACTATTTAACAATTCATTCAAATGTTCTCTGATTTGTTGAAATGTTTTATAATTGGTTTCTTCTTTTTCCAAATAAGAATCCAATTTCTGCGAGATTCCTTTTTGAATAAAATTTTCGTCAAATTGCTGAGTGTTTTGCACCCCCTTACATGATTCTATAATGAAATGGGTATCTAAGAAGTTCAGAATATGGGAACAAGACGTTTCCACATAATAATGTTCTTTTTCTTTTACAAAACTAGAACACAAATATTGAGTAAGCACAGGATAATCATTTAAACAAACATTCAATTGTTGAATAATTTCGACTGTTTTATACAAATGATAAAATGAAGATGGATATATTTTTCGGAGAACAATTTGACGCGACATTTTTTCAATGTCTTTGACATTGGGCAAAATACGCCGAAAATTCTGAACCACCTCATAATGTTCTCTCATTACATCTGTAATTTCATATTCATAATTCAACCAACTTTCATTAAATGTAGGATTTAACAATTGATATTGGAAAATACGTTTGCCGATGGATGTACAACATTTATTTAAAAAAGTCAATACCGAAGACAGACCCCCACACCGCTTCCCGTCGAGAGAATGGTCTTCAATAATATTCAATTGTTTTAATGTATGATTTGCCAATATCATTCTATTTGATGAATTATTGAATGTGGGTATACTTATTTTTTTTACCAAATCCGGATTATGTTCTCGAATAAAATCCAATAAATAACAAAAAGATTGTGTGGCTACAATATTGGATGAAAATTCGGAACATACTTGAAAGGTTTCTTCTCCATAATAAGATGACAATATATGTTTAATGTATACTTGTTTTGTACAATTTTTGACTTTCTCATTTTTTGCAGTTTCTGAACTATCTACATAATGAATGACACTGTTTTTCACACCTGCATATTGCAATATTGTAGATAGTTCGGAAACTGCAAAAGGTGACACTACAATTAATTCACTCGGAGAGAACATGGATACATACCGTTCCAATTCGTCGAATGTTGTGGGATTCATTAAAAACGGTGTTTGATATTCGAATATAGACGAATGTCCCGTATACATGTTTGCCACTGAAATCCCATATATAATATTGGTGGTCATCTTTGTTAAACTCTTGGTTGCATATTTTGTTCCGAATGGTTTTAATGGTGCAAAAGTTTCAAACCATATACACATAATATAATTTGTGATTTGGGGAGAACTATCCACCTCATATGAAATATATGTTCCCGGAGAATGGATGGAATGAAAAATGCGGTTTGTATTTTTCTCATTTTTTTCTTGCACATATACCACAGCAGTGTAATTATTTTCCGTTATTTTCTGTAAATATTTTTCCAATTTATATTCGGGGAAACCCGCCATGAGAACTTGTTTGTCATTGTATTGCGCTTTTTTCTCTGCAATACTGAATTGACACACATTACAAATATCATTTATTAAGGTCTCATTGATTCCGTCATTTTTTAATCCATATATTTCAAAAAATGAGCCTACTTGCATTAATAATATTGTTTTTTCTCCATATTGAGATGCATAATGGGTTGACAATTGAAAATATTCTTTAAATATTTTGGAATCTTTTCCGTTAGTGGGGGTTGGTGTAGATGGATTAGAGGATGATGCTGATTTCATATTTTTCTTTAGGGTTCCATATAAACCATAATATATTCTCTATATTTATTTCAAAAAAAATAAAAAAGGTAAATACCCCTTTTTATGATTTTACTTCTTATATTTTACTACAAACACAAGTTATTATTCATCTAACTACTTTTGTCTAACTAACTAAGACCAAAACTCACGTTCTTTGTTTACAATTCCCTTTGCATTATTGATTCTGTAATACAAATCATCCGGATCTTCCTCGTGACCACCACAATCGGATGCATTGGCTTTCAAGCGTCTTCTTTGAACTCCGCCAATTTCACAATAATGGAACAATTGCGGGTCTTCGTTTACTTCTTCATCCCATCCTTTTTTCAGCGCTCTTCTTTTGGCTGCATCATTGGGTTGACATTCTTCTTCATAATCATAGTCGCAATTCTCTTCTGATTCACCTAGAGTGGATGTGCTTTCATCAATTTCACCCTCTTCCAATTGAAGTTTGAGCAAATTTTCATATTCCTCCATTTCTTGCTTATGACCATAATAATCGCAATCTTCCATATACTCGTAATATTGGCGTCGAAGGTCTTCTTCCTCTTGCCTCTTCATATCATCATAATCTTCCTGTTCTTTCTTCAATTCATCCAAGTATTCTTCAAACGTACCTTCATAATATTCCGCACATTTTTCATCTACTATAAAGCGACTATCGCTGGTAAGAACAGTTGTATAAGGCTCTTTACTCAAATACTCATACAAATGTGTTGTGCGTGGATCAGTATTGAGCCCCTCGTATAAATACGCGGAATAAACATGATCCACACCAAAGCGGGGAAATGAGTTCCAGAGCGTTTCATCAAATTCATATATACTTGCATTCGCGAGTTCCTTATGTTCCGCGGGTATACCTGTTTTATTATAAAAATTCCATCGCATGCAAACCAATGAGTCATACATTTCGCGCTTTACCTTCCATGGAGTGAACCTCACCACAACAATATTGGTATTTTCTTCAGGCACAATTGTAATTTGTCTCAATGCATCCATCCCGTAAGCGCTGAAAATGGAATGAAAATCGCGAATGGTGTATTCTTTGGGAACATTCTCTATAAACAAATCTGGGAAATACTGGGCAAAATCGAGATTGCGTTCAATGGTATCTAATAATACATAGTTGGGTTCTTCACAGTTGACTACATCTCTCAACACACAAAACTTGTTATTGCAAGTGCAACGCAATCTTGTAGTGGGTTGAGATTCATCGCTCATTTTGTAATCATTTACATTGGTGGAAAAGATTTGTTCAGTTGGGGTTGACATTCTTGTTGTTGTTGTTGTTGTTGTTGGCGGTGGTGGTTGTTGTTGTTGTTGTTTGCTTTTATAATCACTTTGTGATATTATCTTAATGTTATTAAAAATAAAGTATTTCAATTTTTTACATATTAAATTACAATAATCTTGGCAAAATATGCCCACAGCCCTAATCCCACAAAACATTTGGCAATCAAATCCAATGTATTAAACGCAATGTTCTTATAGGTTTCATCCAATAAATATACAATTCCATACAATGCCCATATAAACACATATATAGCAAAAAATACAGAATTAAACATACTCTTTTTGGGTTTTACAAAAGTATTGTATATCAAATAAAACATCATTGTAAACGGAATAAACCCGGCAATGGAGGAACCCAATCTAGACCATACTTTGGTTTCCCCCAAATACCCGGTAAACAACATAATATAATTCAATACAACAATATATCCATATGTATGTATGTGCAATTTGATTCCATTACTTTGACCCAACGCCAAACACAATACGAGTAACATAAGGGGTGTGGTAATCGACCAATCAATATATCTCATTTGGGTCAATTCATTCCAATCAATAGGTTTATCTTCAATACTATAATTTTGCACTTTTTGTACAAACAGGGAATAAAAATACCCTGCAATAACCGATATACATGTTTCTAAATTCATTACATGTCGTGCACTAGGATAAGGTGTTCGTAAGGCTTCGATTATAGTAATTGTTGCCGTTGTCAATAACAATATATATGTAAGTGTAAATGAGAATAACACTCCGTGATTCGATTTCTTTGGAGGTAAAATAGGTTCTGTGAGGGCTTTCGGTGTATTTTCTTTTGGATTTGGCGGAGAAATATCCACAACAGGTACATTATTAATGGGTGCATTAGTTTGCGATTTGGTTTGCGCTTGTGATACTACAGGTATATTGGACATGGATCAATAAAAAATATATAATATATTATTGTATTATATATTTGTGGTTACTAAAATTACAAATCTATTATTGGTATTATTGTATGGTTGTAATGTTGTAATGTTGTAATGTTGTAATGTTGGAGGACTGAATCAATTATCGGTAATCAACCGCATAGATACATTAATGGTCTGCAATTCTTGAGATAACAATTTATAAGCATACGGTATTTCCACTTTTGCAAAATCCGTTGTATTGTCGCATGTCTTACACAAATGTATGGTAAAATCACTATTGAAATATATTTTATTTTTATTTACACCATCATTATAGGATGCAATCATACCACACCTTTTACAAACATATACCGAATATTTATCCGATACATCATACAAACGTTCACGGCAGAATTTCGACATACCGTGGGCCAACATTACATCACGTTCCATTTCACCAATACGAAATCCACCATCGCGTGACCTACCTTCCGCGGGTTGACGTGTAAGATTCACCATGGGTCCAATTGAACGGCTATGTTGTTTGTCATTTACCATATGTTTCAATCTCTGATAAAACACGGGACCAATGAAGATGCTGGTTTCGAATTGTTCTCCGCTCAATCCATCATACATAATCTCATTTCCGTAACTCTCGTAATTCTGTTTCTGCAATTGTTCTGCAATGGTCTTAATATCCAGATTTCCGAAACTGGTTCCATCACCAAACAATCCCAATTCCAAGAGCACTTTACCTAACAACGTCTCTTTCAATTGTGCAATTGTCATGCGCGATGGAATGGCATGGGGGTTTATAATAATATCCGGGCGCAATCCATTTTTTGTAAAAGGCATATCGCACTCGGGAATGATGTTTCCGCAGGTCCCCTTCTGTCCGTGCCTTGAACTGTTCCCAATCAGCAAACATGGGCTGAAATTGTCTTCCCTCATATAATATGTATGTGAACTCGGCACTTCTATACAATAGACTTTCCCTTCATAATGAAACAGACCTTCTTCGTTCGATTCGTTTTTCTTTTTATTAATCCAAGGTTCATTTTGTTTGGTAATAATACTCACTTTATAATAGGTATGTTGTTGTGTTACTTCAATGACATCTCCTGCACGTGAACCTAAATTGCGTTTTCCAACTCTTGCAACACCAGTGGGTTCTTCTGATATTTTATTAATGCCTGAAAACCCACAATGTAATGCCAATCGCGTAATATCATCTGCTAATTTTATACTGATTGTTCCATATCGAGAGAATTCTTCACCTTTATATACCATTTTGGATCCATCCCCTTCTAATAATGCAAATAATAATATTGTTGACTGGCGTTTTGATAGTTCCCATACATAATCAGGTAAGTATTTATTCAAAGAACCTACACTTAATTGTGATACATTTTCACAAATATGTTTATTGATTTTTCCAGATATAACAAATTTACCATCCTTACTATATCTATATTTTATATCTAGATCACTAAGGATTTTTGTTAAAAACTCTTGCTTTCTATCTTTAATTGCTGTAATATATATAATATTATTATGACAATATCCGTCTGCAATAAACATTCCCACCAATTGTAACCAACTGTCCATTTTGTATTGTACCTCGCCAATAGTTATAAAATCAATATCGGGATATACATTGTTCATGGTTTTCTGAAATTTGACGGCTTTCCCCATCACCTTTTCGGCTTCAATGAGTTCATATTCGGTTTTCCCACGGCGTTTCACATACAATTTATGATTCAATGTGCATTTTACATGGACCTGTTTGTTTTTCACAAAATACATATCTCCGTCGTGGTCATATTCGTATTTGGCAATCGGATGTTCATAAGTCATATTTCCATTTGCGTCCAAGGTTGCCACTTTGTGTTCTTCAATATTAATATTACTGATTTGCACCCATCCTTTATTTGTCAATACTTGTTGCGTAGGCAATGCACAAAATTTATCTCCAAAAACGGGTTTACGGAATATACGAACGCGCACTTTTGCGAAATTATAGCCATCTCCATTTCGTCCTGTATAATTTTTGTCAATATAGGTTTCTTCCGTGGTACGATACGTTTTGCTCTGGTCTTCATATTTGATTGTTTTTGTAGGGTCATTGCGATTTTCTTTAATCGGTACTATTTTCGCAATAATTACATCGCGGTTTTCAACCAAACTGTTTTCCGGTATAAATCCTTGCGCATTCAACTTCTCGTAATTTCCGAACTTTATGCCTTTCGTCTTCGTTTTATCGGGCTTACAACGAATAATTTCATCGCGCACAATGTTCTTGTCTTCGTCCTTTTCCGTGTGATATATTGTTGCAGAAAACAATCCCCGGTCAATCGACCCTTTGTTTACCAATACACTATCTTCTTGATTATATCCACTATGGGTCATAATTGCAACGTGAATTTGACACCCCGACGGAATTTTATTCAATTGCACGAAATTCATAATACGTGTATCCACCAATGGGCG